GGAAACAATTCAAATAAATTTTCATTACAATATATTAAATACTCATCCATAAAATTAGAAAGTCGATCACTATGATTTCCCTCACCCTCAAATACTTCAGTTGTATATATCAATGACGAATTAGAATTATTAGTATTTTCATCATCATTTTTAAAAATTTCAATATCTAAATGGTCTATTTTCTTCTTATAATTTTTAGTATTATTAAATATAAGATAACGTTTAGCAATTGTTCCAAAGTAAGAATAAGCTTTAGCTCCTTTTTCTGGGTTAAATAGGTGCATTTTAGAGGTTAAAAATATAATAACCTCGTGTTGTAAATCTTCAATATTCTCTACTTCAGTATGATAAAATTTAAACGTGTGAATAATATTTTCCGTTAATTTAAAAAACGAACGATATATTCTATCATTATATAGTTTTGAGCGGTACTCAAAATCTGTAGAGTTATTGTATTCAACAATAGCAGCTTCAGTATCTTTAGTAAAATAAGGTGTTGATTTTTTCTTCATTTTTTAATTTCAAATTTTTCTAACTCATTTGATAAATTTTTAATTTCTTGAAAAAACCAACCAATTTCATCATCCGAACTAAAAGTACCTTTTTCATCAATTTTTTTAATATGATTATTACAGTACTTAATAGTTTCACTTAAACCATCAACGTATTTCTGTTGAGAAGAAACAATATCTTCTAATCTTTCGTTTTTCTTTAAAAGATTAACAGTCGTATACACAAATATACATGTTAATATAGTTACAATATTTAATAAAATTAAAGCCATTTTTAAGAAAAGAAATCATCCATTAATCCTTTTAAACCTTCACTTTTAACACTAGATAAAGCTTTTTGTTTAATTGGTTGTTTTTTGTCTGTAGTTTCGGGAGCTTTAGAGGTATTAAAATTACCTTTTTTAGCCTCACCGTTATTTAATTTAGTAAGCCATTCCTGTTCAAATTCAATACGAGCAGCCATTAAATCAGCCTGATGTAAAATAAAAGGAAGAGCAGTACGTGGTTTCTGTTCAGGTAAATATGTAGATAAGTATTTTTTATTACCTTCATCATATAGACCATCGTGAGTCTGGATAGCTACCATTTCATTAAAACTATATTGAATTCCATGAGTCTGGAGGAGGAATAAACCTCTATCGGGAACAGAGGCAAAAGGTAATCGGGTGTTAAAAGTATAATCTTCACCAAGTTTATCCTTGCGCCATTGATCTGTCTGAGGGATATAAGCTTCATGTTCATGATCCCCCATTTTACCTAGGTCATGGTTTAACGCTGAAAAAATTAGTTCCTCACGAGTATAAGTAGAAGTATTAGCTCCCATTTTATCCCATAAATTATGTAATTCAATAGCACAATTTATAACTCTTATAACATGATCAACATATCCGCCTGGGAATGCATTATGGTATTCTTTTTTATGAGATGCAGGCATCATAATTAATCTTTCAGAAAAGTTAGAATAAAAATCTAAAAGCTTTTCACCTCGTTCTCCCGAAATTTCAGTCTCAATAATATTAAGCATAATCTCCCAGTTGGTTTGAATTTTTTCAGCGGTCAACATAACTATAATATAATATAACTTTTAATAAAGGCCAAATCCTTCTTGAGCATCTAATCCTTCTCTTCCAATGATGGATTGAACTTCCTCAATTTGTTCTTGTAAATGTTCTAATGTTTGAATGTACGTTTCAATAGGTTCTTGACGTTGTACAATAAATTTTAATTTTTTAATACTTCCTAAAGCATTATCCAATTTTCTTTCAATTAATTCTCTATGTCTCATATAATTTATAAATTTTTATTTTTCGCACCCCCCGGTACCCTATCCCCTTTTATTCCCTATTCACTTATGGCTCTTAACCCGTAGCCATAATATACAAGAAAAAATTCACGGGGGCAAGTCTTTTTAGTATAAGTCTTGAAATTTTTTTACAACGGCGCATTTTTCGTACTCCTCACATTCAATAAAGTGATTCATACATTGATCTAATGATTTTTTAAGTAACGGGTCCAAATTATTTTTAATAATATCTTTATGTGTGTCGAAATCAATTTCCTCCAAAAACTCAAAAGCTTTTCTAAAAATCTGATTTCTTACAGCCATTTTATAATCTTCCATATCCTCAATATCCGCAGTTCCCTTAGTTTGAGGTAAAGCAAATTTTATAGCATTCGGAATATTTACAATCCATTTTTTAAACATTCCAATTTTAAACGCAGGATGACTATATATATCCAATACAGACACATCAACATTTTCCCCTTCAGAACTAGAGGATGGCAACATAAATAAACCAAAGATTCTATCTATATCCATATATATAAATATGGTGAGATATTACTTAACAATTATTGTGTCTAGGGTATGCTGGAGACTATCATTTTGAATCTCAAGCTCAAAACATTTTTCCTCAGTAACAACTTGGCGTGAACTTAAAGCTAATATATTCATTAGCAACATAACCATAAAAAATATAAAAAGTAAAGAGTAAACTTGAGAACGTTTCATTTATCTACGGTTTTTTGAAAGAATAATGTCTCGTAACTCTCTCATTGCCTCGGTATTATTCTCAATAATACTCATCAATTTGTGTTGATCCTCACGAATATACTCATTCATTTCTTTTTGAAGAGTATCAACTTTTTCTTTTAATCTCTCCTCGCTAGCCAATTGTCTTTTTAACAAGTACCAAACAGCAGCAGCCAAACCTAAGGTCGTTATACCAAGTACACCATATTGAGTCAAAACATTAAATACACCGAAATCGGTAACAGTTTGCAAAAGAGTAGATAGCATTTTCCTTAAATTATTTTAATAATAAATATATTAAAACTTTTTAGGTTCTTTAAGATTACCATCTTTTTTTATATCATCTAACATTCTTTTAAAAACCGATATATCATCAGTAACTACAGCCCAATCATCATTTATAATAGTATTCAGCTTTTCACCACCAGAGTAACTATCATCCATATCAGAAAGTGTATATTTTGGATAAACGTTTGTTAAATTAAGTTTATCAACCATTTCTTGTTTAGAATTAGCTATAATGTACATTGGATAACCATCATACTCATTTCCCCTAGGGCCATAATGACCCTCTAAATTAAATACACCATAATATCTCTTACCTACGTTTCCCGGAACCACTTTAATCTCATTTAAGCGAGAATTTTCTGTTAACTTATTTTCAACTAAAAATTGTTTTAAGTCAAAAGTATCCATATCAATAAATATATATGCATGCCGCACCCATATACCCACTCCCCCTACGTATATACGAATATACCTACTTTAGTGGACCATAATATTGTCCAAAATTTTCTATCAACGAGGTTGCCTTATCAACAGTGAGTTCAAAAAATTCCCTGTTAATACGAGACCTACAATAATCCAAATGCCGATGAATTGCTTGTTCCAAATCATAAGGTCGACCACACGTAAAATAAAACTCAATTTCCCAATCAACAACAGCACCCGCGTTATTAATTTCATTCAGCCGTTGATAAACATCCGATGTGGTAAAACCAATTTTTACAATCCCAGGCCACGAGGGATTAGTTAATACATACACGTGCCCGCCATCCTTGTTTTTTACAGATGTCTCAGGATCGTATATAGTGCGTTTTCTCAAGTAAACCACATCATCCCATCCATCACCCATTTTAGTTGATTTTACGCGTGTAAAATGCGTAATTCCGGTAAAATTACTGGAACCATCACTCATAGTTTTTAAAACAATAGTTTCAAACTCTGGGTTTGACAATTCATCTGGTTCAATATACTGAATCATATAAAACAACATACGGAAAAAGTGTTTGAGTGACAAAAAGTTTGTATATACCTTTGTTTTTACCAAAAAAATTTGTGGGAAAAAAGAGTTTCACCCCCGTAAAAAAATGCGCAAAAAGGGTTATACCAAACTCGCGCGCAAAAAAATGCGCGAGAAAAATGCGTTAAACTTATGATTATATATAGGTATATACCTTGTCGATGGGTAAAAAGTGAGTTAGGGCTATACATACATCTAATTCCGTTCCTCTGCGCAACGTCCTGCGATGGAAATCCGCGCGCGGGGGAGCGCACTAGGATGTCTACCCACGGTTTCCGCGTGTAGGATAAGGATTTCTTTAGATCAAAGGCCCCACAATAGGAATCCGTTTACCTAGGAATCCTAACGATGACAAAAAAAAAGGGTACCGGTGTTAACCGGTACCCATCACTTAACTAAACTAAACTAATCAATCCACAATCACTTCTGCTGTTGTTTCAACATTAACCTTTTTAGGACGTCCTAATGGTAATGTTCCTTTCAATGCTAATCGTTGTTGACGAGCACTGTCTGGGTTAACTGGACGACCTAATACACCTGTGTTCATTGTTGCTAAACGGTGTTGACGTACACTGTCAGGATTGACTGGTCTACCTCGTTTAACATCGGAACCGTTTGATCTGCGTTCCTCCATTTCACGTAGTCTTTGTTGACGTGGTGAATTAGGATTAACTGGACGACCAGGACGTTTGTTAGTAGTTTCTACTACGTTGATTACCTTGGTAACTACAACCTCGTTGTTTTGTACCTCTGTTTGGATGTTGTTTTTCTTTGACATAACCTTTATTTTTTTATTTATTTTATTTTATGATTTAAACATACGTTTTATTATTTATTAATCTAGGATAATTTGTTAGGTTTTTTAAGTATTTAAATTCTCAACCCATATTTCATCATTATCAATTAATTCATCATTACTACTATCAAAATAGTGAATACATATTCCTGCGAAATCATATCTGTAATTATCTTTTAAGAACTCAACAATATCATTACTAAATGATTCTAATGTATAACAAAGGACTTCACTACATTCTAGTTTTTCGAATTTGTCTAGGTTTTCACAAATAAATTTTTCAATTGTTTTCATATCTTTATATTTTTATATTTTTATTATGATATAAACATACGATTTATTATTTATTTTTCTAGGATATAAGTTTAGGAATTTTTAAATACTTACTCTAATTAAATAGTCGACCCTAATATACACTCTTTTTTTTAAAAACCTAGGTTAATAATACAAGGATTTTCTTTAATTATTTATCATTTGTGTTTTGTTTCGTTATATCCAGGGTAAATAGGTGTGGACCTAACTTTGTAACGTGTTAGTTATTAACCATTTACGGATATGTTTTTGTTTTGTTAAGTATATACTTTTAAAAACGAGTAAGGGAGGGGGTGGGGCGGAACACAGAAATTAGACCTGCTATATTCTACCATAATACATTACGTTCCTGCTTGTCACATACCATTTACACTCATAACCCCGTTACACCCTATTCATACCCACTTACACTTATGTTGGTCACACGTTACACCCACGTTTTACCTCTATACCACCACACCCCATACCACTTTACTTACGTTTATCCATTATTTACTTGCGATTTAAACACATACCTACCTACGTTTATTGGGTGATATGCTATAGACAATGATGGCCCTAACAACGTTAGAGCCACATTATTGTGTATTGGTTATGTTTTATT